TAAACATTTTGAAATGCCTAATTTTTTCCTATCGCTATATGTTGCCTTATCTTTAGCATCATAATCTTTTAATTTATTTGAAGCAGAAATGAACTCAATATGTTCAACATTTAAATTTGACATAATAAAATACTGAACAATCATTCCTTGAATAGTTTTCATTCTTATTGCTAATGGTCCAATTTGGTTTTCAATAATAACATAATCTATTTTATCTTCATTTTCAAATAATTTATTAAATTTAGTTTTTATATTTATACCAATATTAAATAAATCCACGTCAGAAGCCTTTTTGCTCTCAATTGTTTGAAAATAATTATTGTTAATGTAATCATTAATTAGCTTAACTAATTCAACTTTTTTAATTTTATTTTCATATTTAATACTGTAACAATCTGCAATTTCATATAGTTTTTGTATTTTTTGTTTATTTATAAATGTTGGTTTTTGCTCAGCTGTTGGAATTTTTAATTTTTGTTTTTTTGAATGTTTTAAACAAAAACAATTATCTTCTTTTTTAAACTTAGCTGGTTTATTACAAATAATATTTTTTTCTATAAATACACATTTTATATTATCTTCTTTTTCTGATATATCAATAGTATCCCATTTTGTTATTTTAAATTTCTGAGCTGTTTGTGGCTTATCAAAAAGACAAAAAGCTAAATTTTTTATTCCAACATCAATTGATAATAGTTTCATATAATATTAAATTATAAAAACTTATTATTATATTGTTTGTAAATTATATTTACATTCTAACTCCAGGAATCATATTTTTGTAATTAGAAGGATTAATTGAAGGTGCAATTAATCTTGAATTTAATTGTTCGCTTGTTAGATAAGGATTTTTAAGGTCTGAATTACAATATCCAAAGCCAGGTTTACTAGAGTCAAAAATACCTTTAAATTTATATGGTACATTATCAGAAGGTGTTCTATCAGATTTAACATGTGGGTCAAGACCCAAATCATAACAAGATTCCATACTATTATAGTTCATAATTTGAAGACCGTTATTTTGAAGATACTGACGATAACTCCAATTAGATTTAATGCCTTCTTTAAACTGAATTCTTTCGTTAACTTCAGCATCTGGTTGCCAAGAAGCATAATTTCTTCCATCAGCCATTATTGGTGGAAAATTAAAATTAATATTATTAGAACCGCTATAACAAGTTGCCCAAGACATTTATATATTTACTATATAAAAAACTTATTCAGCTCCTAACAATTTAAGCAATTCTTGTTTTTTAAATTTGTTTGCGTCTAAATTAGAAGCAAGTCTTTTTTCAATAACAATACTTCTTAATTTTGGCAAAGATAGCTTTTTAAAGTCACAATTTTCAGTTTGTGATTCTTCTAAATTAATATTAATTGTTTTTAAATCAGATGAAGATATAAATTTGGTTTCTTCTGTAGTTTCATGATATTGAAGGTTTAATTTTTCTTCAGTATAATCTTCTGATAATTCCTGTAATTCATCTTCTGATAATTCATCTTCTGGTAATTCATCTTCAGGTTCAAAATCTCCAAAAGAAACTGTTTCTTCTAAATCTAAATTTTCAGTTTCATCAATATCATTATCGTCATTTGTAATATTTATTTTTAAAATTTTAATATCATTTTCTAAGCCATTATCTGATTCAGAGTCACTTTCTTCATCGTTATCTGAGTCAGAATCAATTTCTTCGTTATCTGAATCAGAGTCAATATCATCTTCATCTGATTCATCATCAGACACTTCAATTAATTTATTTTCTTGATTCGAATGAAAAGGAATATTTTGTTCTAAAGGTTGTTGAAAAGGAGGCATCATACCTCCTCCAACTCTAGTCATTGCTAAATGGTTTAAACCCATTTTTACTCCATTCATGTCTTCTGCTAGAGTTGAAACGAGACTCAACATAGAAGCAATTTTATGGTTTTGGTCCCTCATTTTACTTTCAAAATATACAACAAGTAGTGCTACAACAAGTACTAATATTCCTAAAAACATTAAAAAAGTTGGATTAAATAAATCTGTTAAGGATGGCATTTTATTACAAAAAGATTATATAAATTTATTTATTACCTAACGAATTTATTAATATTTACTTATATGCATCTAAAATAGTATTATCTATTATTTCTTTTGGATAATTCATTTCTGTTAAAACATTGATTCCTCCTTTTACTTCAGAAATGCCAGTTTCTAATTTATAAGCGTATTTAATTGTATTTTCATTTTTTTCTGTAACCATTTTACAATTTTGTATTCCCTTAATTTTATCTAATTTTTTGCATACTTTTACAAAATGTGTTGTTAATAAACTAGATACATTTTTATATTTTTGTAAATAAAGCATAAATGCAGCGGCGCTTGTTTCAGCTTCTTCAGGATTTGTACCAGAATATAATTCATCAAATGCACAAAAATGTGAATCTTTTTTATTTTCAATTATTATATCTAAAATTTCTTTACATCTTCTAGCTTCTGCTTGAAAAAGACTATCTCTCCCAGATGTATCTGGTATATTTAAATAACAATGTATATGTTTAAATGGAGACAATTTAGCTGATTCATAAAATCCACATCCGAATTGCTGAGTAAAAATAATATTAATTAGTGTTGATTTTAAAATAGTTGTTTTTCCTGAAGCATTTGGTCCTGTTATTATTATATTTTTCTTAAATTTAATTGTATTTTTAATTGGTTTATTATCTTTTAAGCAAGCATAATAACTTTTATTAAAAATGCTCTTCTTATTTTCATTTATAAATACAGCAAAATTTATTTTTCTCTCTTCAATATTATTTTGCAATCCTTCTATACAATCAATATAACCATTAAAACCTATAGAATATAGCATTGCTTCTTCATATTCAATTTCACTATGTAACTCGTAAAAGTATTTTAATATTCTTCCTATTTCCTTAATCTTTCTTACGTTATATAAGCTATATTCTGAAATTGATTTAATTTTATTATTAATATTTTCCAAAACGGACATCTTTATTTTAAGTTCATTATTAAAGTTAATATGAGATTTTAAATCTTTTGAGAAGTCTAAATAATTATTCATAGAGGAAAGTGTGTTGTCTAAATATAAATTTATCTCTCTAAAATGATTGTGTATTTCTTTCATATTATTATTAAATCTTACACAAACCATTATATTTTGATAAATTGAAAACAAATAAAAAGCTGCTGAAATGAATATATATATTTTTTCTTGAGCAGATATTTCAGCAAAATTTACAGTAAATAACTTACCTATTGCATTTGTTTGAGCTACCGTTTTAAGAACATCAACATATTCGTTAACCGTAAGAGGTATACCTTTCATTTTAAGGATAAGAAAAGGAATTATTAATATTATTATTGGAACCATTAGAGAGAATATTGGAGAAAATAAATTATATATGCTTATAAATTGAAGAAAAATCTCTGATTTATTTAAAAATTCAATCATTTCCCAATCAACATAGTAATATTTCTCTCTAAAACCAGATTCAATCTTTAATTCATTCCATATATCAACTATGTTTTTATAGTTTGGCGAAAGCTTTGTATATCTAGTTTCGGGTTTCACATATTCTTTAATAAGTTTTTGATTATCTTTTAAAAAATTAATATCAGTTGTGTAATATTTAGATATTTGTTTTGTAATTATTTTTGACACATCATTATCATTATTAAAACAGAACGAATATATTGGGTTACAAGATGGGTCAATTGCATTAACTAGTTCTAAATCTGTAATAATATTATTTTTTATTTCTATTTTTTCATCATTATAATAAATTGGCATTTTAAAATGCTCATTAATTTTATGGACTATACTATTGTTTTCATTCTCGTTCATTATATTTAAATTTAGAAATATAATGAATTTATTTTACGAATTTTATATAAAAATTTATTTACATAGATGACAAAAATACCAAATCAGATGGTAATTCTGAAATTTCAGTTGAATAATGAGCTTCGATTTCTTTCATTTTGATAACATCACGTCTAGTGATAAAATTAATACCTACACCTTTTCTACCCCATCTACCACTTCTTCCAATTCTATGAAGATAAGTGTTAACACACTTGGGTAAATCGAAATTAATAACAATACTTACTTGTTGGATATCAATTCCACGTGCAGTAACATTTGATGAAATAAGAACACGAGAACCTCCCATTCTAAAGTCTTTAAATGACTTTTCTCTTTCGACTTTATCCATACTACTATGAATTCTGCAGACAGGAAAGTCATCTTCTTTCATAGCTTCATATAAATCTTGTACACGTTTAATACTATTACAATAAATAATACATTGCGATACTGCTAAATGTGAAAATACATCCTTTAAGGTTAAATATTTTTGTCTATCATCATCAACAGCTAGATAAAATTGTTTAATTCCTTCAAGAGTGAGCATTTCTCTCTTTACACAAATTTTAATAGGGTCTCTCATAATTTTCTCTATAATTGGATTTATAGTATCAGGTAAAGTAGCACTAACTAATACAACTTGAACGTCATTGTTTAAATGTTGGAAAATATTATAAACTTGGTCTTTAAATCCAGAAGATAACATTTCATCAGCTTCATCAAGAATAATAAGCTTTATTTTTTTTGTAGAAATTCTATCGCGTCTCATCATATCAAATACACGTCCAGGACAACCACAAATAACATGAGGAATATTTTTATTTGAAAAACTGCTACCTTCTTCAATAACAGAACCACCATAAAACGTTTGTACTTTTAGTCCATCCATCATTACACCTAAACTCTCAAAAACGTTTGCTGTTTGAAGAGTTAATTCTTTGGTTGGAGACAAAACTAAAACTTGGGTACTATTATTTGTTATATCTACATTAGATAAAGCTCCAATAGTAAATGTTGCAGTTTTACCAGTTCCAGATTGCGCTTGAGCTATAACATCTTTTCCTGAAATAATAGGTTTAATAGCTTTTTGTTGAATTGGACTAGGCTTTTCAAATCCATATGCAAAAATACCTCTTAATAATTTGGGATTTAAGTCTAAATCATCCCAAGATTTAATTTCATACGAAGAATCAAATACTTCTCCGTTCACATCATACGCTTCGATAACTTCAGAATCTGTTGTTTCCATTTATAATATATTATCAGCGAATGTATTTAAGTGTATTTACAAATATTATAATATTTAAAAAAAAATTGATATAAATATTACATCATATAGTATATTACACATCAGAATGGCGACAAAAACAATGAGATATACTCTTGAGGATATTAATAAAATCCTTTTCGATGGATTTGATTTTAATCTTCCAGAAGAGACACTTGAAAATATTTCTCAATTATCATTACAAGTGGGTTCACCAGATTATGTAAGAACACCTGTATTTAAAAAGCGTGAAAATCCTATGAAGATTGAACCAGTTTCTAAAGAATTAGGGGGTTTTAAGAAAGGAAAGCGTGGAAAGGTTACTGAAATTATTAATGATGATGAGTGGGATGTTGTTAGAACATTTCAAGCTACAAAAATTGAAGAAAAAGTTGGAATTGATTTTCAAATTGATATTATTAGAACATTTTTGAATAAAATGTCAGATAAAAACTATATTGATATGCGTAATAGAATTATTGAAAATATTGATAAATTAATTGAAGAAAATATTACAAGTGAAGATATGTTGCGCATTAGTTCTGCTATATTTGATATCGCTTCAACAAATAGATTCTATTCAAAGATATATGCTGATTTATATTCTGATTTATCAACAAAATATAATATGATGAAGGAAATATTCGAGAGGAATTTTGAAAAATTCACTGATTTATTTAATAATATTGAATATGTTGACCCAAAAGTTAATTATGATAGATTTTGTGAAATTAATAAAACAAATGAAAAGAGAAAGGCGTTTGCTTCATTTTATCTTAATTTGATGTTAAATGGTATAATTCCTAAATCTCAAATTATGGAGATTACTAGAAATCTACTTTCTCAAGTTTATTCGTTTATTTCAATTGATGATAAAAAGAATGAAGTTGATGAGCTTACTGAAACTATTGGAATTTTATATAAGAAAGATTTGTATGATGATGATGAAGGAGATGAATATGAACAAATTGAAGGATATACAATTAATGAAATTGTTGAAAGAATAGCAAACAGTAAAGTAAAAGATTATAAGAGTTTAACAAATAAATCATTATTTAAGTTTATGGATTTAATTGATATGTAATTTCTGTAAAAATATAAAATTAATTCTACAAATAAAAATATTTTTTTTATATTATATTAAACAATAAATTTAATA